ACGATTTGTCTATCTATAGGAAAGGGAACACCATTAACAGTTTTCACGTAATCCTCTGTTGGCAGAAGAATGGCAGTGTCCCATTCATCAGCAGCAAGGTCAAGATATAGTCCTTCTACATGTGCTGTTAGATATTTATGAAAACATACCCTAGGTATGTCAACTCTACCTTGTATTAGTTTCTTTGTGACAATCAATCTCTTCTTTGGAGAGAGGTAATGTAAGTTAGCACCCCAGAATTCATCCTTGCCTGGTGCTTTGATGACATATACTAAAGGAAATCTGTCATAGTAAGGCAACCACTTCATCTTTGCCTTATACTCAAACATATACAGGTGACCTGCTACTGTGTATCTACGCAGTTCATTTTTGTCTTGTTCTTTAGCAGCACCAACGCTATCTTTGCGTTCGTCCATGATGTATTTGTTGAAGTTCTTTTTGTATTTGCTTGCTTCTGCTTTGACTACTGATCTATACCAGGAGAGAGACTTCTTCTCTCCCCCAGTAGCAGCATTTACTCTTTCAAATAGTGTTTTGTATCCAGGGTCTTTATTTACTGAGTTACGCTGGATAGATGCGAAACCTGTTGCCATTGTTATACTCCTAGGTGGTCTTCGGTGAGTATTAAGAAGTTCATCTGCCTGTCTTCACAATACTCACGCGCAGCGGACCACTTTGCGTAGTTCTTTGCGTATGTCAGAGCAGCATTACGATAGGCAGCAGTTTTTTTGTTTTTGTCATTCGGGGGTGTTGTTTGTTTCTTGGGTTTGATCTCAATAATATATTTGGTGATGACACCAGTCTTTTCACGAACCTTGATATAAAAGTCTGGAAAGTATCTCCTCACTCTACCATCGGGAGCACGATAGGGAATGATTACCTCTTCGCTCCCCCACTCTATTATTGAGGGGTTGTTATCACAGAACACCATGAACTTTCGTTCCCATAATGATCTATAGATAACACGAGTTGGGTTTCCACGATACTTGCCAGGATTTACAGGTTTGTATAATCCAGAGTATGCCATAAATATAGTTGGACCAACATAGGTATTTAGTGTGTCAATAGATCGCTTGTTATCAACGATGGCAGCAAACGGCGGGATGTCGTTCTCCAATAACTTCATTGTGAAGTTTATGAATCCCCCAGCAAACATATATCGAATTCCTGGTGGATATACCGATAAGAATGGCACTGTCTCTGGAACTAGTGATTACTTTGAGATGTTTTGTAGTGAGGCACAACTGCCCAATACGAATACAATGCAAGGTCAGATGAATGGCATTTATGTTGGTAGTGGTTCTGTAAATTACCCACACACTAGAATCTTTACTGAACTTCAGTTGGGTTTTATGTGTGATGCTAATATGACAGCACTAAAGTTTCTACAAGATTGGATAGACCTTATTTTTAATGAAGTTGGAGAAAATAGATCTGGTTTATCCAAATCAGCTTTGGAGTCAGCAGGATTTGGTCCCAATAGAGAAGAGAATAGAAGTATTAGATTAAAGTATCGTGATGAGTATACTTGTAATATTGCTATTATGAAAACAGAAGCAGGACCATCATCACCAACTGAAAGAGCATCAATTACCTATATTTTAGAGAAAGCATATCCATATGCTATCGATGCCATTCCCCTACAGTTTGGATCTAGTCAGATTACTCAAGTAACAGCGCAGTTCTCTTACATGAGACACTATGTAATTAAGAATGATGTAACGGGACCAATTTTCCCTGGTTCAGAGGGTATTTTAGTATAGCAAAATTGATTTTTCAATTCCATGAATTGGGGAAAATTTTTTCCGCTAATTTTTGGGTCAAAAAGTCGCGCTAAATATACATATGATCTGATCTAAGCATAATGGCATTACCACAAGTTGCTCTTCCAACCTATGAGTTGGAAATTCCTTCTAATGGCAAAAAAATCAAATATCGCCCATTTGTTGTAAAAGAGGAAAAACTACTTTTACTAGCACTTGAGTCTCAAGACGATAAGCAGATTGAAGAAGCAGTAAAAAACCTTTTAAGTGGGTGTATTCAATCTCGTGTAAAACTCGAAGATTTGGCAATTTTTGATTTAGAGTATATTTTCCTCAATATTCGTGCTGTATCAGTTGGCGAAGTTGTGGAAATGTTGCTAACTTGCGAGGATGACGGAGAAACGCAAGTTAAGTATAATCTTAATTTGACCGATGTTCAGGTTTCTAAACCAGAAGGGCATTCTAACAAAATTATGCTATCTGACACGATGGGCGTAATTATGAAATATCCTTCATTTGAGGAATTTGTAAAAGTATCAATTATTGGTCAATCACCGACCAGTGATGATGTTATTACAATTATGGCAAATTGCGTCGATCAAATTTTTGATGGCGAAGACGTGTATGACTCTTCTACTACTTCTAAGAAAGAATTTGTTGAATTTATTGAAGGACTTACAAATAAGCAATTTGAAGATGTTCAGAAATTCTTTGAGCAAGCACCTGTCTTGAAACATGAAATTAAATTAAAAAATCCAAAAACTGGTGTTATGAATACTTTTGAAATTTCGGGATTATCGAATTTTTTCGGATAGCACTCTTCCATAATACTTTGGAAGGGTATTATAAAACCAACTTTGCTTTGATGCAGCACCATAAATATAGATTGAGTGAAATTGAGAATATGATGCCTTGGGAGAGACAGGTTTATACCAGTCTCCTAATGCAATATCTGGAACAAGTTAAACAAGAACAAGAAAAAGCAGCAAAGCAACGCTAATGGCACACGGGTTTCTTACACCAACACCAGTAACAGGGCAATCCCCCCTAGAAAATTGGCTTGCCAAAAAACTTAAGAAGTATGTTGCTGAAGAGACTACAAAACTCGGAAAAGATTTACTCGGTAAATTAAACAATTTACTTGATAGGAAGTTTGAAAAGACGCTTGATGGTCGGTATAGAGGAAAAGGTGTTGGTCGTGTAGATGTAACTGGTTCTAAAGATTCTGTTGGTGGTGGTGCTCTTCCTGGAGTTAAACCAAAAGGATTATTAAATCCTGGGAAAGGAGGAATTACTAAATTAAATGAAAAGCAAATTGTAGTAGGAAAGAACCCTACTGATATTGATAGAAAAGAACAAAAATACTTAGGAACTACAGATCCAACCAAACCAGGGCAAGAACCAAGGTCAAGAAAAGGGGGATCTTTTGTTGATGTTAATACTCAGCAAGCGAAACCTTTAAATGCTGAAAATTTCTTCCAAAAAGCACAAACTGGTGTTGGAGATAGTGGCGAGTATCTAACAACCGCACAAAGAATTGCCGATTTTAAAAAGTCTAGAGAAATGAGAGCAGCATCTGCTGGTGCTCCGCCAATTTCTCCAGATAACGGTGCTGATATCGTTGCTGCTGTCAATAGAAATACTGAAGCAATCATTAGATTGGTTGGTGTTACAAAAGAACAAACTTCTAATGATACACAATTAGTTCAGCAGCAGATACAAGCACAAGACACAATGATGTCTCGTGCTGCTGCTAGATCAGAAGAAGCAGATGCTGAACAGGGTAGTGATCTCTCTGGATTTATGACACCAGAGAATTTCAAAAAGAAGAAAAAGCAAGAAGAGAAAAAAGAAACTGGTAGTAAATTAAAAGAATTTTTTAGAGGTCCGAATCCATTCAAGCAACCAGAAGGATGTGGTTGTAGTCCTATATTAGGCGGTCCTCCTGGTGGTGGCGGTGGATTTGGTGGTATTGGTGTTCCTGATTATGTTGATCAGAAGAGAAAGACTATGCGCCGTCCAAGTAGATTGGGTGGTGGTGCTTCTGTCATGCGTAGAGGTGGCGGTGGAAAAGCAATAACTAGAGGTATTGCTAAGACGTTTGGCAGAGGAGCTGCTAAGGGAGCTGCTAAAGGTTTTGGTAAGATGGGTCTCAAGAAGATCCCTGGTGTAGGCGCTATCGCTGGTGCTGCTTTCGCTGCTGAGAGAGCGATGAAGGGCGACTGGCTAGGTGCTGGTGGTGAGTTGCTGTCTGGTCTTGCTGGCACAATCCCAGGCATTGGAACGGGTGTCTCTACTGCTATTGATGCTGGTCTGATGGCACGTGACGCTGGACTAACACCATTTGCTCGTGGTGGTATCATCACCCAACCAACACAAGGTTTAGTTGGTGAAGCAGGTCAGGAAGGTGTATTCCCACTCGAAGGTGCTAGAGGTAAGAAGACTTTCTTAATGTTTGGTGAAGGTATTTTCCAAGCACAAAAAGATAACGATAGCGAGTTTGCTAAACTTCAATCAAAAGGATTAAAGCAATACTATGAAACTGAAGGTGGTTTCCAAAAAATGGGTAATATTTTTGGAGAAATTTTTAAAGGAATTGGTGGAATACTTTCCTCTTTAGTTGGTGGTGCCGCTAATGCTGCTGGTCTTGGTGCTGGAGGCGGTGGTGGTTTAGTTGATCCAACTATTTCTGGTGATGAGGAAGAATATCTCATGCGCCTGATGATTGCTGAGGCAGGTGGAGAAGGTGAAGTTGGAATGGCGGCAGTTGGTAGATCTGTTCTAAACAGAGCAGGTCTAATTCAGAGTGGAGAAGTTCGTCCTGGTATGTTTAATGCTAAGAGTGGTAGCATCATGGATGTTATCAACGCATCTGGACAATACCAACCAGTAAGAGAAGGAAAACTTAAGAGAGATCTTTCTCCAGAAGAAAGAGCAAGAGCAAAGAAAGCACTTGAGATGGCAAGAAATCAGGCATCTCTTCGTGGTAATCTAGAAGCACAAGGTATGGCTTCTGGAGACATCAATAAGATCATGGCATCTACTGGATTTAGAACTAAAGATGCTTTTTATGATAAGTCTCAGGAAGTAAATGTAGCAACTTTAGGTGCTCATAGATTTAATACTGCTGGTAATGCTAAGATGCTTACTCCAGGAGCTAAAATTAATGCTGGTGCTCAAGCAGGAACTGGAATGGCAACATTTGGTGAGACTGGAAGAGTATTCAATAAGGCAGGTTATGTTCATGGTCATTTCCAATCAGATACTGGAACAAAAGCAGATGTTGTAAATGATGTTCTTCCTATTGTTAGAGGACTTTTAAATTCTGGTGTTACAGATGTTTCTATTACGAGCGGAGAAACATTTAGAGCAAACATGTCCGATGCTGAAATTAGAGGGTTAATTGAAAAGGGAATTGCTAAGCACACTCATAGTGGAACTGGAAAATCTGTTGATATTTTTGTTCCAAAAGGCACAAAAGTTCCTTTCCCACTTGCTGATGTAAGGAATACTGGTGATAATGGAGGAATAACTGGAATTCTTCCTGGTTCTGGTAAAACTTGGGTAGGACATTTAACTCCAGATTCAAAATCTGGTGGAAAAGCACATTCTCCGCAAGAACCAAATATGGCAGGAACTAACACTCCTGGTCCACAAGCAGCTGCTTCTGGTGCTGGATATAATATTCCTGGAGCGCCACAATTATCAAATATTTTGAATGCTGCTAATCCAAATACTGGCACTCCAATCATGGCGACATCAGCACAAGTTGCTATGGCAGGTGCTGCCCCTTCTGGCGGCGCTCCTACTATCATCAATAACTATTATGGTGGAGGAGGTCAGTCTGGTGGTGTAAATCCAAATGGTGTTTCTGCTGGTATTGGTATGGAACAGACTGGACTCGGTGCTTTCCAAGAATTAAAACTTAGATCATTAGCATAATGGAACAATTTCAAAACCCCACAGATTTTTCACTAAAAAGTGTCGCTATTGCTCCTTTGGGAGAGACAAAGGGATATGAAATAAAGCAAATGGTCAACAGTTTTTCTTATGTTGAAAGTATCACCAGTCCATTTGTTGCTGCGACTTTAACTGTTGCTGATAGTGCTGGATTAATAAATGATTTGCCAATTCAGGGAGGAGAAACTGTAAAGGTTGTTGTTCAGACAAGTTCTAAAGAAGATCCAGACGAATATGTTCTTCAAGTTTGGAAAGTTGGGAATAGAATGTCCGCTAACAATGCTCAAGCATATACTTTGGGATTGGTTTCCGTTGAAGCATTGAATAATGAATGTGTGAGATTAGTTAAACCTATCGATGGTAAACCAGAAGAAGTTGTCAAAAAAATTCTAGCGGAAGATCTTAAGTCAACAAAAAAAGTTGTTGATGAGATAAACGGAGTGAAAGCACCAATCACTGAATATAAAATTAAAATGCTTCCAACATATAGAAGACCTTTTGATATTATCTCTTCCATTGCTGTAAAAAGTGTCGAGCAAGGATCTTCATCTCCTCCAGGAAATAGCAAAAAAGTAAGTGGTGGAAAAAATGAAACAGCAAAAATTTCTGGAACTGCTGGATATTTTTTCTGGGAAAGTAAAAGAGGATATAATTTCTTCTCTGTAGATAGTCTAGTAAAACCAAATAAAGAAAATACTTGGGGTCCATATGTAGAAAAAATCGCAAATCAGAGTGATGGAGCAGACGATAGATTTGTGATTGCTCAAGCAACATTCAATGCCGAAGTTGATGTTTTAAATGCGATGAGAAAAGGTAAATATTCATCACTTTTAGTATTTTTTAACCACTCCACTGGTCAATATGCTGAATACCACTATAGTCTCGAAAAAGCATATAAAGAGATGAAGCATTTGGGAGCACAAAATACCCCATCTTTAATTAAATTTGGTGATGGTGATAAAACAATTGCTGACTATCCTACTAGAATTATTTCGACTATTTTAGACCACGAATCATGGTATAATGACGCTGAAATTGCTTCATATGAGCAAGAAGATGAATCGGGAAGTCCAAGTGAGTTCTGTGATTTTCATAAACATTATGCTGCTCAATCTTTAATGAGATATGAGTTGCTAAAACAGCAGCAAGGAACTATAGTAATCCCAGGTAATTCTGAAATTTGCGCTGGTGATAAAATTGACATTAGACTTGTCAACAAAGCTCCAGGTGATAGAATTACAGAGGAACCATGGGATACTGAAAGCAGTGGCATTTACTTAATTCAGGAAGTAACACACACTTATAATTCGGCAGAATCTACAAATGGTAGATTTTTAACAACTTTAAGATTAATGCGTGATTCTTATGGTCAAGAGGAATCAAATCATGGCACTAAATAATGTATACGGAGGTAACTAAACATGGAAAATATTGAAGCACATATTGAGCAAGATAAGAAGATCCTTGAGGATCCTACTATTTCTCCGCAACAACGTCGCCATATTGAAGGCGAACTACAAGAACTAGAGCAGTATCATGAAAACCATCCAAATGATTCTCATGACCCCACTCCTCTAGAGTTGTATTGTGATGCCAATCCAAATGCGCTTGAATGTAGAGTATATGACGACTAATTGATATGGACCAGTTAGTATCACAGTTGCTCCCTACCCAAAGAATAGGAAACGATGGATTCCACTGGTGGGTAGGTCAAATTGAAGGAACCGCATCCGATGAAGGAAATAATAAAGGCGGTTACAGATTTAAGGTAAGAATAGTTGGCGATCATCCTGGCGATCCTGAACTAGTCGGTACCGATGATCTGCCATGGGCAAATGTGATGATGCCTGTAACTGTTCCATTTATTCCTGGTAACACAGGTGGAGCACACCCACAACTAGAGACTGGTTGTTGGGTTGTCGGTTTTTATATGGATACCGAAAAGCAAAAACCAATTATTATGGGGTCTATTGGTCAGACCCCTGGTGCTACTAAAGTATTCTCTGAAAGAACACCAGATACTGGACCATTTGTTACTGCTATTGCTCAACTACAGGATGGCAAAGATGGTCCTCCAACACAGAAGGCATCAGGCAAAAATACTGCAACTGGTGGATTATCAGATGGAACTACTGATGGCAACGATGAACCAAGAGTAGGTGTTCCAGAATCAAAAGTTGCTCCACTAAAGAATAAAACTGCAGTTGCTGAAGATTGGTGTCAGTCTAAAGCAGAGAAATGCGACGAAGATGATATGATGTCGCAGATGACTGGCATTATGGGAGAGTTCCTCAATGCTGTGCAAAGTAGCGGTGGCAATGTTGGCACTTATCTAGTCAATCAAACAACTGGTGGATTGATGGATGGCGTCAATATGGCGAGAGGTTATGTTAATAAGGCAATGAGAGTTGTCAGTGAATTTGTTGCTAAAGTAAAAGGATTCGTAATTCAGCAAATCACTGAGGCAGTAAAGAAATTAATCAAAGCATTACTTGTCCCTCTAGAGACAGGTGTTTCTTTGAGTCCTGTTGTTATTTTCTTCAATAATCTGTTGAAGCAGTTGGGATGCTCAATGGCGGACTTGTTTGACCGTCTGACGCAGTTCCTTACAGATCTATTGATGAGTTATGTTGAGAACATCTACAAATCTGTAGCGTGTCAAGTAGATGCTCTCGTTAATGGTATCATGTCGAAGATTAACTCTTTAATGGATAGTCTTCTTAATAGTATCCTAGGACCTTTGAGTGACATCCTAGGTGTAATTGCTGGACCACTTAATATTCTTGGTGGCGCTATTAATTTTGTTCTGAATCTTCTAGGAATCTCTTGCTCAGGACCAGATAGAACTTGCAGCAAGAAGAAGCAAGTATGCACAAATGGTAGTGAGAAACTTGATGATGAAGGAGACTTCTTGGATAAGTTGTTAGATGAAATAGATAATCTATTCCCATCAACTGGAGCTGATTATACTCAATACATTTGCGATGATGCATACAAGGGCAACACATTAGAATTTACCACTGTTGGTTTTACTGGCGGTCTCCCAATTTTTGGTGCCAACACTGGTTTCATTCCAGAGACAGATGATAAAGACCCAACTGATACTGGAACTGGAAAACAAAACAAAAGAATTGTATATGATATTAGCGATGTCACGGTAACAGAAGGTGATATTGCTAAATTTGTTGTAACCAGATCAGGATATACTGAAGGTTCATCTTCTGTCAAATTCAAGACATTAAAGTATGAAGGAACAGCAACCGAAGGTTTAGACTATCTACCAGTAAATGACATTCTAGGTTTTTCTCCTGGGGAAACTACTAAAAACATTGAAGTTAGAACTTTGTTCTCGAATGAGAGAGAACCAGATGAAACTTTCTATGTTTTGCTGAGAAGAAACACACCTGCTGCAGGTAGTGACGTTCAGACTAAGTTTGAGAAAAACATTGGACTTGGCACAATTGTTGAGCGTGATCTAAAGCAACCAGGAGACCCATATCCAATTAAAGATATAAATCCATACCCAGAGATTGAAGAAACATTTGACACAACTATCACAAACCCAACTGATGATGACGGTGGAGATGCCATCAGAGATCAATTTGATGGAGATGGTGATGGTCGTGATGATGCCACAGGAGATCCATTGATTCCATATCTAACTGTTGTTGCGGATAGAGAAACTTGCCCCGAAGGTGAGTTCATTGTATATACAATTAATTCTGTAAATGTTGAGAATGGATCTATCTTCTATTATACATTAAGCGGTAGAGACATTACTTCAGAAGATATTATCAATGGCAATTTAACTGGATCGTTCGTTATTAACGATAGCAAGTCAAAGGTTACGGTTGGAATTGCTGAAGATGGTGTTGTAGAAGACGCAGAAGTGCTTAGATTTACTATCAATGGACAAGGAGCATATGTTGATGTAGTAATTACATCCGATAATGATTTTGATGACTTTGATGAAGGAGAAGGAGAAGTTACATTTGACGACTTTGTTGCCCCAACTGTTGGCGAGGTCATTACTGATGAGACTGGTGGAATCATAGAAATTCCTGTTGATAATCCTGGATCGCCATGGGCAGAACCACCATACGTTTTCATCACAGGCGAAGGAATTGGTGCAACGGCAACTGCTCTTCTAGATAGAAATGGATTCCTAACAGAAATTCGTGTAAAGACCCCTGGATTTGGGTATAAAAAGAATCTACCAGAAGATACTGGAAAGAGATGTATTATTGATACATTTACTCTAATCAGACCAGGAAGAGATTATGCAGAGAAACCAACCATTTACGTTGATGGAAGAACTGATGTAGCAGAAGCAATCATCAATGATGATGGATTTGTTGTCGGAGCAAGAGTTCTTGATCGTATAACAACATACAGTTCATTCCCAGAAATTATTATTGTTGGTGGCGGAGGTTACGGTGCTAAACTCTTGCCATCTCTAGCATGTCTAGATACTGATGCACTAACCACAATCGGTTCTACTAAGATTGGAACTGGACGCTACGTTGATTGCCCATAATGTCATTCCAAAAACCTGCTAATAAATATCCCACTAGCATTGCTAAACCAACAACTCCTGATGAAACACAGGATACTGGTTCTGGACCTAGGTTTAGAACTTGGTATAAGGGCACATTAACACGTTCTGAAATTTACGAAAGAGTTCTCCCAGATGGAGAATCAAAAGCACTTCGTATTGATGGACCAGCGGATTCTACTATCCTGCAGAATAATCTTGGTCAGCTTAAACTAATTACAGGACAAAGAAACAAAGAGAGTGGTCCTGGTAGTGGAAAACTTTGTATTCATAGTTGGGGTTATCAAGCAAAGCATGAACATAGAGCAAATCTAGAGTTTAATGCTGGAGATGATGAAGAAGATCAAGCATTGAACTTGCAGTGCTATGGTGACTATGTTGAGAAAACAACTGGTGGAACAAGATATATTAGAGCACAGAAGATTGTCATCGAAGCATCAGAAGAACTGCTGCTAATTGGTAAGACTCAAGTTAATATTCAGTCTGGTTCTGGCGGTGGTGGCGCTATCATCATGAACGCTGGTAACATTGAGAAGACCATGGATAACGATCAAACTCTTATCCTAGGTCAAAGGATCGACTTTGGTGTTAGTGAAGACACTAAAGTTAGTTTTGATCCTAGAGCAATTGCTAGTATTGTCTCCCCAGGACACATCAACTGGAAGATCCTTGGTGATTATTCTCAATGGGTTGGTGGTGTATCTCAACAGATTATTGCTGGAAAACCAGGAACACCCCCACTAGTTAAGGCAAGAGATACTACACTCAGCATGAATGCTTTACTTGGTGGTGCTTCACTGAAGGCAGCAGATGCCGTTCTAATCACTGCTGGGGGTGCTATAACAGAGACAGCAGGAGCAGCATGGACTGCCACGGCAGGTGCTAATGCAAGTCTAACTGCTGGTGGTATTGCTAACATTACTGCTACTGGCGCAGTCAATATCAAGGGTGCATTAATTCTACTTAACTAATTCATCGGATATCCGTATCAAAAACTGGCACAAGGGGGCTTGTTTTTGGCAAAGAACTCTGCTAAATTACATCTGTAGCAATTGGGAAAGGTGCCTCAACTACTCGCGC